TCGCCATCTGTGCCTTAAGTTCTTCAAGCTGTGCGCGGGTTTCTTCCAACTCGCCACTCGAAACCTTTTGGTTCTTGTTCAGTAGGTAATTCCGCGCACGTTCACGCAATCCCACACCGCCCATGCCGATCCGTTGAAGTTGATTATCGCTTGCCGTTGCAACTTGTTCAACCGTCTGAAACTTTAGAATCTGCAATTCAGCCAGTTGGTTGTCGTTCAACTCATCGGGACGGTCTTGAAACCAATCTTTCAGCGGCGTGCCAATAACCGGGCCATCACCGCTTTGCATCTGAAAATGCAGCCATTGCCGAGGAAACCGTTCTTTGTGGTCATCCCGCACCGGCTGGTCAATCACCGTTGTCTTGTCACCTGGCACTACGATTTTGATGAACGGCTTGCCCTTGTAGGGGTCTTTGTCGGACGTGTAAAACTCGACGTAAAGCTGCGAGTCTGCATTGTTGATATCTGAATCTAGTGCCATGATTTTGCTCCTGTGGGGATCAAATGTTGTTGACTTGCGTCACCGTCAAAATAACGGAGGGTATTGCCGGAACTGGACTGCTTGCTGCGATTGCTACAATCTGACATCGAGTGTCATCTGCTGACCACATTAATTCAAAATACTGCCCTGCTGTAAAACTTGTTACATAATTCCATGCAGCAATTAATTCTGCTGTTGATCCTTGCACCGCAGTTTTTCCTGCTGATTGCGCTACATCTGAACCATTAACTCTTAGCCAAATATAAATATTTCCTACCGCACCCGCTGTTTTGTGCAACTGCGCTGAAAACTGGATGTTGTAGATACCTGCATTGTCTATCAATATTCGTGAAGTCGGACTGCTGCGAGAAACGCCAATTGATAGATCAGTCGTGTTAAACGTCATTGCGTAGGCAGTATTGATAACCGCTGCCGATTGCGTTGTTGTATCGTAAAACGTACCGTAATTCAGCTTCGGAAATGCCCCGTTATAGCCTTGCGAGCACTCCCACACCGTCCTTGTTACCGCATCAAAGATCGCTGTGCAATTCGGTGGGACACTAACTGAGCTTGCACCCGCTATCGTCGTCGTCGATTCGTACGGATAAACCTTAAGCGTATTTGCCCCGCTGTTCGTAATCCATATTGTCTCGCCTTCCTCGCTAGAAGGAAGTAACACTCCTGTGCCTGATGCAACAGTCGTTAGGTTGTTGTAGACCTTAACAAGCTGTAAAGCATCCGTTCGCGTAGTTCCCGCAGCAGTCAGAGTCGTCGAACCGTCTCCACATATAGAGACAGTCGAGAGTTGACTTACGCCTGATCCGAGAACCCGCGACGGAATAGACATTAGGCAGTAGTAACAGAAGCCCAGGTCGTTGCGCTCGTAGCAAAGAACAGCGCAGCTTTGCCATCAGCAAGGTCAACGCTTGCAGCGGCTGCATTGATCGTCGAGCTAGTTGCAGGATAAACCTTGATCGTCTGCCCCGAGGCGTTCCAAATGCCGACCATTGCACCGGCTTCGGTCGGCGGCAGCTTCACACCAGTAGAGGCTGCGGAAGTCGTGATCGCATTGAAAACAGCCGACAGTTGCAGAGCCGTTCCAGCAGTTGAACCGACAGCAACAAGACCAGTTGCGGTATCGCCGCAGATCGTCGTTGACGACAGCGGAGAATTACCAGCAGCCAAAACTCGTGACGGAATAGCCATAATTACTCCTTAGATTTGCTGCCAACGACGCGAAGATCGCGTTGCGGCAAGTGGAAAAATGGTTCTTCAAAACGCACATTCTCAAAACCTGCTTCAACTAACATCGTGCCGATTTGCTGTTTTGAGTAACACCAATGATGGCGCATCGTATCAGGTTCGGGCATTCCGAACAATGCACGCCCGATCAAATCGTCATTCCTGTGTCCTTGATTCCATAGCGCAATTACATTGTCAAGACACGGCATTTCAAGCGATAACTGACCGCCTGGCTTTAGCACCCGCAACCACTCTAGCAACGTTTGTTTCGCTTTAGGTGTCGGGATGTGCTCAAACAAATGGATCGCCGAAATCTCATCGGCATGGTTATCCGGCAAATCAAGTTCTGTTACATCCGAAATTAGGTCTTGCTCGCCAATGCAATCAACATTGATCCATCCGGGCCAAGACCTATCACCCGCTCCTAGATGGAGTCGAATACGCTCTGCCATTTGCGCCCCAAGGTTTCCGGTGAATAATGTTGCTGAATGTATTGCTGTCCTGCCCTTACCAAAGCGTTCAATTCGTGCCTGTAGGCTTGCGAGAACTGAAGCCCACCCTTGACTGGCCCAAGGTAACAAAAGTGTCTGAATTCCTTGTTCTTATCAATCTTACTGCCGATTACAAAGCAACCCGACATGATTGCATTGATGAGCCGGTTCGCGCTTTTGTAGGTTTCTTCCTTGCTTGGCAGCAAAACAATGTTGCTTTGCCGCAAAAGCTGTTCTTGGGCGGCTGTAGACCACGGCACGCACTCAACCTGATCGTTCGGCCCTGTGCAGTACGTCATATCGTACGGCTTCAGCATCTTCCGATAAGGCAATATTTCTTTCAGATTGCTCTGATGCCCTAGCCACAAATATTTGTTACCGTCGGCGTGAGGTTGACCGCTATTTTCCCAAGTGTCGGGGATTACTTGGGCATCTTTTTCCGCATATTGGCGAATTCGTCGCGCCATTTCCGCAGTCGGGCACACCACGGCATCAGCTTTTTGAGCCATTTCAACATAAATTTCTCCTAGCTTTGGGTGCGAAAAATGATCGTCGCAAATATCCACCACCGCTTTTGCGCCCCTAGCTTGCACCTGCTCAAACATCACTAAATCGTCGGGCTGCGGCTTGGAAAACACTGTGATATCAGCGCCCCTAGCGTTCAGTCTTGAGTGATAACCGCAGTACGCCGAAGGCATAGCCGCCCTCAGTCGGTAGGATGCCATCTCAGCACCGCCGCTGTGCATAAATGAAACTCTCATACGCGCTTTCCGAGGCGTTTGCGCTCGTCCATGATTGCTGCGATTAGACCGCCGCCATGCACGTTGAAATGAATGTCCGGCAGCGTCTTAAAGTATTCTTGAAATTCGTTTGCTTGCTGCGCCATTGCGCCATTCGACAAGAACCGCTTACCACCGACAATTACATCAATCGGTTCGTCTACGCCCTCACCTGTGAATCGCTTGGTCTTGCCATCACCTGCCAGGCAAGAGTCAAAGCCGTACATCTCAAACGTTCTGAAACCTAAAACATAGCTTACCGACACCGCACGAAGTCCTGATGTAGTGCCACCGCCGACAAGGAATTTCTTGTTGAAGATGCTGCTGAAAGGTTCGTCGTTGTATTCCTCGTAGGCAAACGAATGCCACAAAATGACCTTGTTTGCTTTTAGAGCGTCAAACATTGACGGATCGCACCTAGAGGCTACTAGATAGACCGTGTGCGCGTTTGCTTCGCTTAGCTGTGCGCTTCTATCGCGTGGGTCAACACAGCACCACAGATCGGGCTGAATGCCGTTCTTGCAAAGGAAATCATGCGCTCCTTTGACTGCAAATATCGGGCGACCGCGTGCGCGTTCTGCTCGTATATTTTCAATCTGAGATGGCATTGAAGGCCCACTACCCACGACGACCATGTGACCGTCGTGAGCAATGAGACTTGGTACTAACTCCGGTAAACCCCGCGCAATCGAAGAGCGAATGTTAGACACAATGCCATCAGGCGTCCCTGCGGCTTTAACATTAACCTTTAATTGCGCGAGAGTTTCCATTAGCCAGGCATTGCACCTGTGCCGATAACCGCGATGCCAGCAGCGATACAAGTAACTGCCGTGGCATTCGAGATCGTGCGGGTCGAAGTGCAGCCGATAACCAAACAACCGGAAACCGTTGCATCGTCCAACACGCCACCAGTTGCGGTCGTATACAGAGGCACGTTGTCGTCGCAGTTAGCAGCAAGATTAACTTGCATCACACCGGACAACTGCACCCACCCGTAATAGCCCGAGGCAATCGAGACTTGCGCGAAACCGACGCGCTTGCTCGTTGCCGAGTTGGTGGTAGTCAGCAAAGCAGCAGTCTGCGAGGCGGTAATGGTCACCGCGCCGTAGGTGCTGATTGCTTCAGAGGCTTGCACATACATCGCTTCGCCGCCATCGCTCAACAGCACTTTCGTGCCGGGAGTGAATTGTGCGGTGGTCGAAGTATCGGTAAACGAAGTGCCGATAACACCGGATACGCTGAAAGTAGGCATTTTATTTTCTCCTTATGCGATCAGCACGCCGCAGAACTGCGGGCCGCTAGAGGTGAGGTTTCCAGCCCACCCGATTAATTTCACGATCGCGTCCTGGTTGACGGCCTGGCGTTCGCCACCGATAGGAACAAAGTTCCGGTCAGCGTGCGGACGGAACATCAGGTACTTGGTGTTCAGGAAGAACATGTGGTTAGCGGTTGCAGAAGAACCGATACCACCATCAAGCACCACGTCCGAAGCCATACCAGCGCCGAAGTATTTCAGCGAGGCAAAGCCAGCACCGGCCATCGACGAACCGCTGTCGGTAATACGCTGAATCGACTGAAGCGATTGCAGGTACAAACGATAGTAGTTGTTGTCGGCCACGATCAGGTCAGGCTTGTCCGTACCCCGGATCAACTGAACCGCAACGCTGTCCATGTACTGCTGAATGTTGCTTGCAGTAGTAGCAGCACCGCCGTTAGTCACGCCGGAGTAAGACACCGAGCGCCAAAACGTCCAGGTCGCACGATCAATGCCGCCGTAAGTACCGGTGGCCGGGCTATCAGGCACAGCAGCGCCCAAGCCGGTCAAGTTCTTACCTGCGTTACCCGTTCCGTCCAGGTACAGGTCGCCGCTGATACGGTTAGCGATCTGAGCCTCGGCAACAGCCATACGGCCATCGAGCAAGTCGATGATCGCTTCCTTGCCGCTGTTCTGAATCATTTCCAGGCCGCTGATCGAAACTGCCGAAGCGTACTGAGTGATCGAGAACTGCGCCGCAGAGATCGGGCTGTTTTGGGACACGTTCAACACTTCATAGCCGCTATAGCTGTTGGTGTTGTTGGTGGCCGTGTCGTTGTACATAATCTCTTGCAAGATCACGTTACCGCCGGAGAAGGTCTTAACGTTTCCACGTTCCTTCAGTCGACGCAAGAGGGCGTTGTTGTTTGTCCTTTTTGTTCATGTCCTCGGCTCTTTATCCGAAGCTCCTGCATGTTTTCTTCCATGCAGAGCAGACTATCTCATCGTAAGTTTTTCGCTTGCTTGGTGGCGCTAATTTTTGCACCATGACCTTTCGGTTTTCCAAGTTGCGCCAATCTACGCTTCAAGTTGCTTTCCGCGCTCGGACGGTAACCATTGGCTACTCGTGCCGCCGCTGCCTTTTTTGGCGCATCCGCAGGGGGTCTAAACGATAGTTCATTTTCGTTTAGCAACAAATCTTGCACCCTGTAATGTTTCATCCAAGACAACTCACGCTCGCGCTTCTCAATCACGGATACATCTGCTGGCATTGTTTCTAACACTTTCATTTGAAACAAACCAGCGTGATCGTTCCACGCTTCCTGCAACCGTCTAGAAGTGTGTTTCCCGGCTTTCAACAGGCTGCGATGCTCGCGCATCCGTTTACCTATCTTGCCCGATGTGCAGCCTACATAAGCCGCGCCGGTACTTGCATCTTCTAATCCGTAGATCGTTACCATTTGGGATTCCCCTCTTTGGTTAATACTTACGCTCCGCGCTCGTGGGACTTGACTTCCGTCGCATCCTAGTCGTTACACCTTCCGCAACCCTTGGTTATCCTTTGCGGCTTGGCTCGGTGTTGGCATCTCAGCTTTTCACCGAATTCACGGAGTTTTATAACGTCTAAATGTTAAACGTTGTCAGCGAGTTCACCAGTACGACTTTGGATGTTGGTCGCAATGATATCGCTGATAGAGCTATTGGCGAAAGCCATTATGTTCTCCTATCAGTTTTTAGAGTCGATCCGCTACGTTGTCGAATTGTTCGGCAAGCATGGATCGTCGATCTTGCGCTTTGGTAGCCGTTGTCGCACCGGGTGCGGCGCTTCTGACACTAACCGCTGCTGCTCTAGCTTTCTTCGCAGCTTGATTCGCTACGACCTTTTGCTGGTTATCAGCTTGGGCTTGTCGGCCCTGCTGAACCTGCTGATAAAGGTTGTCGTCTAGGCGTATTGCTTTTTCATACGCTTCGTCCAATGTAGTCGCCACACCGCTTTGCAGCAACGAAATCATTGTCGGTCGCGCTTCTTCAAAGTGCTCAGCCTTAAGTGCGAAACTGTTGATCTCGCCCATCAAGGATTGATTCTGCACTTGTTCTTGTTGCTCTTTCCAACTCATAACCTCGCCACGAACCCGATTCAGTTCTTGCTGAAGTGCTGAGATGTTTGGATCAATAGCCGCCTGTTGTTGCAGTTGGCTACCATCACCGAAGTTGACACCGTATTGCTGAGCTAACCGCATAAACAGTTGTTGTTTCTGTTGCGGATCGCTGTAACGCAAAGCATGATCTGCTTCCATTAGTGCTTTGACAGCTTTTGGCCCGTCAATCCCTAACCCACGGATCGTGTCCATGTAGGGACTCATTGCTTCTTGGTACTGGTCAGCGTACTTTGCTTTTTCCATCAGGGGCTGAATCCCTGCTTTCATCTGTTCTTCGCGCGTCCAGGCGTATTCTTTCAGCCTATCATCGGCAGTCTGCCATGCGTCGTGATAGTCCTTTTTCCACGATGCGGGAGGGCGTTTCCACACCGGCTCTTCAACAGCCGGTTGCTCACCTTGAACTTGCTGAACCATCGTCTGTTCGGCTTCACGCGGAGCAAACTTACCTTGTTCGTCTCGCGGCACATCCTCACGTGGCATTTCGCCTGGCGGGGCATTGACGGCTTGGTCGAATTGCTGCTCAAGCATTTCCCTGCGTGTATCTTCAACCGGTGCTATTGCATTCAGATCGCTCATTATCGTTCCCTGTGGGGGTTAGTAAATCTCGCGTCATCTCGAAGTCTGTTTAGAATCTTGTTTGCTTCGGAATGCGTCATGTTTGTTAGTTGCGCCCGCAATACTTCTCTGCGGTTATCCTTAACCGGAGCAACTTTCGTTTCCATCTTTTCGTTGCCGACTTCAATGCAGCCATGCGCTTGCAGGTGTTCCCTGTGGCGGCTGCGGCTCGTAATCATCGAGCCATCAACCATCGACTGATACGGCTGAATGTCCGGCATGATGTGATGCACAGCAGTCGGTTGATACTCACCAACTTCTATTGCCTCGCCATCCACATAAATCCAACGTTTTCTCATAGAAGTAACAGAATTTCCTCGTCGTCGTTTTCAACGTGCTGATGCCATATCTGTTCAGCATTCTTAAGATCAGCAATCAATTTATCAAAATTAAGATTGCTTGTCAAAATCTGTTGTTTGGTTATGTAATTCAGCGGCTCGACAACTTCGGGGATATCTTCCTTGCCCTCAACAATTCTTTCATAGAGGGCGAGAACTTCTTTGCGACGCTGCTCCCGTACCGCCTTTTCCCTTGCAAAGCGATCTTTCAGCTTGTCGCCATCATGGGTGTCGAAGTCAACGAGTACAGGAACAAAGTCCCATGTCGCCTCATCCCATGTGCCGGTGTCCCATCCTCCGTTCATACGGCAATTTCAACGCCTATCGCTTTGCCATCAGGCCCGCGAATGATGCGTTTAGGCGCATTCAACGTTTGGATCATCGAGGCGATGTTGTCCATCGTCGCATTAGCCTTGTTTGCCATGTCCTCGTGCAGATTAGCGACTTGCTGAACAGCAGCAACGACGTTATCTCCAAGCTCGGCAGTCATACGTTCGGAAGCCGCATTTGCAGCCTGTAGCAGTTGCAAATCTTGGCCAGGATTGGCGCTAATGCGCGCCACGGTAACTTTTGTTGCTGCATCCAGCTCCGTTTTCCAGCGGTTGTATTGCTCCTCCATTTCAGCTTTTTGGCGCTCAAAGTCCATTTTCTGAGCGTCCATCTGAGCACGCATCTGCTCAACCTCGACTTCGCGCTGCGTCTTAGCCTGTTCAAGCTGCAACTTTGCTTGATCCATTTGCATCTGCGCTTGGAGTTTGGCTTGCTCGATCTGCATCTGAGCTTGCATTTTGGCTTGCTCAAGCTGCCCGTCTGCCTGCATTTTGCCTTGCGCCATTTGCTGCTCAGCTTGCATCTTCATCATTTCGGGATTTTGCTGAGGCTGTGGCGGCGGGCGGTTCACAATCTTGTTAATGCCTTGGTCAATCGCGCCCTCAAGCGAACGAGCACCCTTAAACGATGCAACCATGAACTTCATCGTCTCGCCAATCATCGGCACAAGTTCCGGCGCTTGCGTGCCTAGCGGTAACGCTTCTTTCAAGAATGCACCCAAAGCCGAAATGAACTCAGCCCGATCACGTTTCATTTGCTGTTCGTCAAGCTGAACAAGAGAGTCAGCAGCCACTTCGATGCGGAAATTACGCAACGGCTTGTCTTTCAGTAGCGCGAGAGCCTGAGGAATCAACTGCTGATCTTCGGGCTGCATTTGATCTGCCGCAGCAAACATCACAATAGTTTGCGGTTGGAACTTGGTGCAGATTACCTGCGCCTTTAGCCGTAGCAAGCCGGTCGCAAACAGCGCCACATCCTCTTGCATTGAGCGCAGCCGAATCGAAGCATATTGCCCCTTAATTTGCTGTGCAGTAGCCGTCTCAGAGGCAAAGGACGATCCACGGATGATGTCCGAAAGACCTGTGATCTCATAGATTTGGTTCTTGATCTCAGTCCGCGCTTGGTAGCATTGAATGAGCGTCTGAGCAATCATGTCGATGGGCAGGAAGTCAATCGCGCCTTTCAGACCGCCCTTCTCACCAAACGCCATCCAAGTATCAACCGGCAGCAAAGCGTTGTTCTCGCCCTCAGTCATCAGTCGCTGCAAAGCAGGTTGAGAAGCGTCATAGACCCCTCTAACGCGCAAAGCCTTGACCAAGCCATCTATCCTATCGGACAGAATATCAAGCTCGTTAGCCTGATCTTGATACAGCACAAAGTCTGCCACCGGCACGAGGGTGTCGCTCGTCATGGTGGCATAGAGCGGTTGCGGGCAGGGGAAGAATCCCTCTAGTTCAAGGGGATCGTCGCGCTCGTCAATGATGTTCGGCATTGACTTGCTAAACCAATACACCTTGCCCGATTCTTTGCACCAATACTCACAAATCTTTGCACGAGTGTGCTCTTTCGTGCTTTGACCATATTGTTTGAGGGTGTCCGGGCCTGCATCGAAAGGTATCTTTTCGCCCACTTCATCGCCAAAACGTTCTACCAACGCCTCGCGGGTCATGTATACCCATCGCCAAACAGCGGTCACCTCTTCCCATGTGCGAGCTACTGAATGTCCGAAATCACGCCAATGAACATAATCAATGGGGGCGGTTTCAAACTCAATTTCCTCCATTGGTTCTTGACCGGCTGTGGGATCGTTCTGCACACCGGGTTCAGGATCATCAATGTCCTCGGTCACTTCTAGCCCATCTTCAGGCATATCGACTGCGTTGACGTGCGGCTCATAACGCACCCAAGCAGACCCACGCCCGCCAAGAAAACGATCCTCAACTGCGTGCTTCATGGTTGCGCGGAAGTCAGGGTAATGCTCAATCTCAAAATCCAACGCCCGCTCTATCAGTAACGAGGCAACCCGCCCCACTTGGTCGTTATCACCGAAACGACGCGACACATCAGCCTTGGGCAAACGAGCGTAGACCGCAGGGATCAGCGTCTGAACGTTCGACCACAAGATGTTGAACTTGGCAGTTTCGTTGGTGTTTTGGCTGCGGTTGTCATCGCGGTAACGCTTGATGATCTTCTGAGCGCGGGCTTCCCACTTCTTGAAATCACCGTCATACGCTGCGACGTTATGCAGCAGCTTTTGCAAGCCTGTGCTTTGCTCTTCGCTCATTTTTTCTTTTCCTTGGCTAACAAGTCAGGTGCTGCTACGCCCATTGCAGCTGCTATTGCGGCGTTTCTACGGAATGGGTCAAAAGCGGCAAAGCGTGATCTGATATTTTCAGGCGGGACAATGTAACTGATACTTCCTTTGCCCTCAACTTCGTTGTAATAAGGGATGCTTGTGTAGCCTTGTTTTTCAAACAACTTTTTACGCAAGTCAGCGTTCATGTCTTGGTAGGTCATCTTCCCACCGTGAATGTCAGAGTAGTTATGGCCGCCTTGTTGACGCAGAAATGCACTTAAATCATCTTCGCCCCAAGCCATTGCATTTTGATTCAGCAACGGCTTGTTACCTAAAATTGTTACAGGATAAGTTGTGCCTTTTATTTCGTCTGCCGCATAATTTGGATTGCCAATTTTGTAACCAATTGTGTTTTGATACCTTTCCATTGCTGCTTGTGGCGTACCTACATGAGTTCCGACAGCATCAAAAGGCGCAATTGCAAATTTTGCTGAATCTAAAGTTTCAAAATCACCGCCATGCCTTGAAAAATGGACAAAATCTTTTCCATCCATAGCCGCTGCCCGTTGCTCTGACGTATTGTTCTTTGGCAACCCTAGACCACCTTGCTCTACAGGCAATGCTGCCCGTTCTTGGGCTAAGCGCAATGCAGCATCTTGCGGTGCGGCAAACGTGCGCCCTGCTTGACGCTCAACCATCGGCAAAGCCATGCCGGTCTTGAACGTGTAGTTCTCAAGTGCTTGCGCGATCTGTGGTGCAGCGTACTTACCAAGCGCCACCGCACCTTTAGCCGCAGGGCCAGCAAGCGGGATAGCCGAGCCAACAATGTCTAGCCCAAGCATCAGCTTCTCTACATCTTCTTGATTGCGCTTGAAAGCCGGATAACGCTCGTCCATGATGGACGTAGGCGGCATCATGTTCTCCCGCCCTCGCGCACCTTGACGCGCTAGGTTAGGGTTCATCCTCGCCGGTTGCTGTGCTTGCTGATATTCAAGCGCGGCAGCTAAACGTTCTTGTTCAGTCACGATTACGCTCCGAGATTGCACTAGCCTTTGCGCGAGCATCCTCTTTACTAGACGCACCCCACGCTTTCAAAGCCAATGCCAATCGAGTAGGTTTGCCGTTCTTTTCCATCGGGCCAGGCATATTGCCCATGCGTGCCAAGAATGACGCTCTGCGCGGGTTATCGCCTGACTTGACCGGTGGCTTCAATGTGCCTCCTGTCTCAGCTTTGTACGAAGCTCGCCCCTTGGCGTTTAAGCCACCTTGGGGATTCTTGCCTTCGCTACGAGTCCACGCTGCGCTCATTTTTTCTCCGGCTTTGCAGTCTTAGCTGATTCACGGAAATCTTTAGCAGTTGGCGCACCGGGGTCGCCAGGTTTACGCATACGCTCACCCGAACCGGCTTTGATCCGTTCCTGCTTAGCTAGGATATTGGCATACAGCCCCGGCTTGTTCATCATGCTGTGAAGATTCCAACAGCAATGACAGTCACGCCGCTTCCGGTCGTGATCTTCCACGGGCCAGTAGCTGCTGCCATGTTGAGTTCAACCGAGTAGATGCCAGGAATTACCGTTGCGCCGCCGGTCAAGATCACGATTGAAGTGCTGCCATCAATCAGCGTGACGG